ACATTTCAGGCTCTCACCCATTTAGAATACAATCTGTTAATTCAGCAGCAGGTACTTTATATAACGACGGTGTTACTAATAACGGAGGCACAGGTACTGTAACATTTATACCACCAATGGATGCACCAGATGAATTATATTATTATTGTGCTAACCATAGCTCAATGAACGGTGTTATTAAGATTGTAGGAGAAGGCAGCACTGCTTCGGCGAGAACAACAGGCGCTGCTACTGCAACTGCATTAGGAGATGAGTCAGATGCTAATATTACAATTCCATGCGCAAAAACATTTACATTATTAAAAATACAGACTAGCCATGCTGCATGGGTAACATTGTATATTGACACAGCATCAAGAACTAATGATGCAGGTAGAAATATTAATACTGATCCTGAAGCAGGTTCAGGTGTACTTGCTGAAGTTATTACATCAGACGGTAGCACAATTAACATTACACCTGGTACAATAGGGTGGAACAATGACGGAACACCGGCTGCTCAAGTATATGCAAAAGTTGTTAACAAAAGCGGAAGCCAACAAGATTTAACAGTAACATTACACTACGTAGCACTGGAGGTGTAACATGGCAGAATATATTGTAACTCTTTTTCGTAAAGAAGATCTAGAGCAATTTTATTTAGATATGGCGTCAGCAGGATATAAATGTCTGTTGAAGCGTCTCTTGAGCAGAAATACACATTATGATCTAACAACAGAGCAAGTAAATGATATTCTAGCAGATGATCGAGTATGGGCAGTAGAACTTGCAGAAGAAATTAAAATTGCAAGGCAAATGTATACACCCAATCAACCATATCAAATTAATGGAACATTTTGGAAAGATGATACAATATCACCTTCCACTGTTAGTGTAAATGATTATCAATGGGCGCATTTGCATTGTAGCGGCAATATTGCAGATAGACAAAAAGGTAATTGGGGATCGACTGACGCAGTTGAAACTGCAACAGCAGGACCTTTTGAAATTTATAATGCTGGTAAAAATGTTGATGTAGTAATAGTAGATGATACTATGGCTTATGATTGTGAAGAATGGTATAGTCCTACTACAGATATAAATAGATTTGTCCAATACCAATGGTTCAACATACACAATAACGAAGTAAGCTCGATCGACGACGACGGTGAAACATTACCTACTGGTTCAATTACATACTACCAAAATGCTAGTCTTCCAGTATATCATGGCAATCACGTTGGAGGAACTATTGCAGGAAAACATTACGGCTGGGCAAATGAAGCAAATATTTACAATTTAGCTGTACTAAGTCCGTATAAAATAGGACCGCAAGTAGGACCATATCTAATTTTTGATTATTTGAGAGCATTCCATTTAAATAAAGAAATTAATCCAGAAACAGGTTATCGAAATCCTACAATTACAAATCACAGTTACGGCGGCGTAAGAGTGAAAACAGATGAAACTAGTATTGTATTTGGAGATATTACAGAGTTTAAATACCAAGGAAACACTTATTCTCCAGGATCTCCTCCTCCAGGAGGATGGACTCAAACTGTTTTAGAAAGAGATTTTGGACTACGATTTAATACAGGCGCATATCCATCTTATAGTACTGGAATTGTTGCAGATGTACAAGATGCTATTGAGGACGGAGTTGTAATTATAGGTGCCGCAGGCAATGACAATCTATATATGGCCGAAAGTACATTAGATCCAAATTGGTCTAACACCGTAACAATTCCCAGTATAGGTATACCAGATACCATACCTTATATGACAGGTGCTTGGCCTAATAGTGTAGACTCTGGTGCAATTACTGTTGGCTCTTTAAGTAACCGTGCTGACTTTAGACGATCTTCTTTTAGTAACTTTGGACCAGCTATAGATATATTTGCACCAGGACATAAAATTTTATCTGTATGGCCCGGTCCTGTTAATTTTCCCGGCAATCTAGACACAAAAGGAGCACAACGAGGCAGCGGCAATTACTTTTATCCTATCAGCGGGACTAGTATGGCCAGTCCTCAAGTAGCTGGTATAATAGCCTGTGCAGCAAGTGGGAAGAAAAGATTTTCACAAGAAGATGCTTACAGTCTAATACATAATACTTCTGAACGTAATGACATGTCATTTGACATTGCAGGCGGTTTATACAACGATGATACTTCTCAACACAATAGCCCTAACGAATACGTGCTTTCTCATAACCCAAGAAAGTCAGAAGGATATATTAGCGGATGGAATGGCAACACTTTAAAGGGTAAACGCAAGTCCAAAGACGTATCGAGGGGATTAACATCTCAAGCACAATTATTTCCTAGACAGAATACCTTAGTTGATATAGATCCGGAATACACCTTAAATACAAATGGTGTGGTTACAACTAACGAAGGTTCTAACGTAACTTTTATACTCCAAACAAAAAATGTAAGTCCAGACACACAAATACCTTTTACTATAACAGGCGTATCAAGTGCAGACATAGACGGAGCAAGTTTGACAGGAGTATTTACAGCACTGTCTGGTACTTCGCAAATATTTAACATAACAAGCGATAACTTACTCGAAGGTTTAGAAACAATGACTGTTACGCTAGATGGGTTAGGTGTAAGTGCAGCAGTCGGAATCAATGATACAAGTTATCCTAATTGGGATCCAGGTACTGACATTACAACTGCATTTTGGTTAGATGCTTCAGATACAAGCAGTTACACACTCAGTGGAAGCAATGTAACAGCAGTAACAGACAAAGCAGGCAATGCCACTGTTACAGTAAATGGCACTCCTAATACTAGTACTACACTGGACGGCAAGAACGTATTTACATTTGTTCCGGATGAAGATTTTACCACCGACGAGATTACACAAGCCAGCAATGGCAATCACTGGGCAATAGGGTTGATGCAATGGAACACTCGCAACAACTCACAGGATAGTTTCTGGAGTACAGAAAACAACAGCGGATCAATAGCAAATAAAAGAGACTATGCTATTAGTGCTGGCTCTAGTAATTTTGATGGCGAGTTAGATTTAGACGGATTAGTTTCAGGCAGGATATCATCCACTATAGGAAACAAACAGGATTTTGATTCAGGTGTAGCACAAAACACTTGGATTATTATGGTTGTTATATTCAACAAGACAGGCAATCAAATTGCACTAAGGGTTGACGGTACAGATGCATTTACACCTGTGAATGATTATGACAACTCACTAGACACCCTTATGGATCTACGTATCTTCCGTAACAGATCAAACCAAAGAATGGGCGGTAAAATGGCAGAGTTTTTCTCATCTGCAACTATTCCAGGTACAGGCAGTACAGACATCTCAACTGTAGAAAAAGCAGAAGGTTATCTTGCCCATAAATGGGGATTGACCGGAAGCTTGCCATCAAACCATCCATATAAGAATACTCAACCATAAATACTTTATGAGCAGAAGATTCGCCCAAGGTAAGTTTCATATGAAAAACCCAGACAAGTATATGGGTAATACCTCGCCGACATATCGTAGCGGCTGGGAATATCATTTCATGAAGTTTTGTGATGACCATCCTAATGTAGAGAAATGGGTAAGCGAAGGTATACGCATACCATATCGAAATCCGTTGTCAGGTAAGCAAACAATATATGTACCAGATTTTTTTATTAGTTATATGGATGTGTCAGGTAAAAAACATAACGAGTTAATAGAAGTAAAGCCTAGTAATCAAGCACTAAAAGAAAAAGTAGGCAAGTCAAAATACAATCAAGCACACTATGTTATTAATCAAGCCAAGTGGGGCGCAGCAAGAGCATGGTGTAAACAGAAAGGTGTGATCTTTCGTATTGTAACTGAGCAAGACATTTTTCACACTGGTGGTAGAAGATAGCGATAAATACTACTATAACTAGGTAAGCATTATGACAAAGAAATTAGAAGACCTTTTAAATCTTCCTGACTCTAAAGAAATTATTCAAGCAGCAGAAAAAGAAGAAAAGAAAGAGGTTAAAAAAGAAATAAAAGCTCAAGAAAAAACATTTCGTGATATAGAAGAGTTTGATAAAATTAGTACAGCATTGCCAGCTGTTAAAGGCTTAGGCGAAATGGCTGATAAAGAGCTTAACGAAGTTGCTGACAAAGCAATGACTGCATACGACGATTTAATGGATTTAGGTATGAATGTTGAAAGTCGTTACAGTGGCAGAGTGTTTGAAGTAGCAGGAACAATGCTTAAAACATCATTAGATGCTAAAATTGCAAAACTAGATAAAAAATTAAAGATGGTAGACTTGCAATTAAAGAAAGAAAAGATGGACAAAGACAATAATCCCCGCGGTGATGGCGACATTGTAAGCGGTGAAGGGTATGTTGTTACTGACCGCAATAGCTTATTACAGAAGCTTAAAGGCATAGATAATGATAAATAATGTATAAGGAATTACAATGAGATCATTCGCAGATATTTTAACAGAATCTAAAAAGACATATGAATTCAAAATAGGCGTTGCAGGCGAACTACCAGAAGGTTGCGTAGATAGCTTAGAAACATGCTTAGAAAAGTTTTCACTAGTAAACATGTCAACAGGTAAGAAAACACCAATTCAGGAACGTCCACTAGACTTTCCGCAGCTACAAAATATGGAAGTTACATATTATGATGTAGAAGTTTCGTACCCAACAACAACACAAGTACTACAAGAGTATGTTGGTCGTTGCTGCGGTATTAATCAAAGTCACATTATTGTACGTGGCGCAGATGATCCTAGAATTGAAGAACAAGAAGAAAAACAAGACGGCCCATACGAACCTATCTTAACTAAAGAAGAGCTAGAAGGCGAGTCAGGCCAAGATGCAGTAGCAGGTAATAGAGTAATGGACTTACTTAAAGAACTAGAAACTGCTCGCAAAGAACGCGATCACGATCCTGCAAAAGCAGCTACAACGGAGAAATAAAATGAATATGAAGCGATTAATCGAATCAATGGATAACATCGAAGAGTGTGGCATGAATGCTAGTGCTGATCCTATGATTGCACCGCAACCTGCAGACGAAGGCAGCCCAGTAACAATGAACATTAGTTTAAATGCTAGTGGTGAAAAGAATGTATCTGATTTACTTAATATGATGAAAAATGCAGGTCTTAAAGATGCAGAGCCAGTAACACCAGCTATGATGCCAATGCGTCAAGATATGGAAAGACTAAATGCTATCGTAGGCGAACCAGATGATCAACCAGACATGGAACCATCAGTAGGCCAAGAAGAAATTGGTATGGATGACGAAGCTGAAGAAGCTTATGATAATGCTCCAGATCCTGAATATGGCGATCATCAAATGATGACTAAAGATTTATCAGGTGGATTGAATCGTGAAAAGAAAATGCACAAGCCAGCAGCAGGCGGCGACAATGCAATGGCAATTGAAGACGGCGAAGAAGAGTCATACTCAATTAAAGGTAAAAGCCCAGAAGCACAACAAGAACTAGCAAGACGTGCAACTGGTGTAGATGTAGAAACACTTGAGTCTCAGCTTAAATCAAAGCTAATGTCTGCACTAAGCGAAAAGAAAAAGCAACCAGATCTAAATCACGACGGCAAGAATGACTTCAAAGATGTTCAGATTGCACGTAAGAACGCAGCAGCAAAAGCAGCAGCTAAA